GCAGATAAGATACGACTTGCAATCCTCGTTTCTAAGACCACATAATAGTCATCGTTAGCACTATCTATGGTTGATATCTGTGGAGCTAATTCTTGACCCTCTGAGAAGGTTAAAAAGAGTTTTCCTGCGTTCTGTTCAGATGCGAATGCTTCATTTAAATCTCTATGTAGAGTTCTCATTTCATCAGGTGATGGTTCACCATTTGGAAAATTGATAATGAGACCTGGTGACATTCCATTAGAAATATTAGAATTATGATAAACAGATATTCTACCATCAAGGTTAATGTCATTGACTGCACCGATGTAATCAGGTAAAGGATATAATTCAACACCTGGTGAGTATTGGTAACAGTAATAGATTTGAGATGCGTTGTCTCCCTTTGTATTTGTTTTGTCATATGTTGGATATTCTACTGGTTTATATTTACGAGTATTTCCCCAATTGGAACTGTAATAATAATGTGTAACCTCATCGTCTTCATTCATCTTACCACTTCTAACTTTATCAAATGGTAAATGGTATATCTCAGCAATCTTATCACCCCCTCTTGACCATATTACATTAAGACTAAAACCTCCATATAATAAAAAGTCATAACTAATCTTTCTGTAAATGTCATCAATGGTTTCTTCATGTCTATTAACATAATTCTCACCAATCATTTCAATACCCTCACCGACCATTGAGTCCAATTGTGAATTAATACAGGTATTGTGTATTGCTGATGATTGATATAATTCAATTAGTTTTTGGGGGTATAAGTTATCTTCTCCATAACTAACCCAATCTTTACCTCTTACTTCTCTGAATACAGGTAAATCTATTGCTGATAAATTAAGTATTTTAATATTGTTCATCCTCTATAATATATAAATTCTGCACCTTCTTCTTGTGGTCTGGTGGCTTTATTAGTGTCATCGTGTGTACTACTCCAATCATTTATTACTTTACACAACTCAGTAGTTATTGGATTTGTAATAATAAAAAATGAATTGGTTGCTCTAAGTTCTAATACATAATAACCTGATATATCTTCTTTATTATATTCACTTGGTAATGCTTGACCAAATCCATTAATGTCGTTTCTATCCCAACTAAAACTAACATATTGGTCATTATCATCAACCTTCGTTAGTTTAATATAAAATATACCTGATTCCCATAAAGGTTGGAATATACTAAGTTTATTGGTTAAATACATATTAGAATATTGGTTTCTAAAATACAAGTAATACTGTTCTTGATTATAGTCTACACTACTACTTCCTTTTCTAAAAACAATGTTTCTGCTATCATCTGCAAAGTTAAATACCATATTTGCTCTGTTTTTACACCCTTAAATATATTTTATGCACTAATTGGCAAAGAAAAAGGGGAACAACTACGTTCCCCCATTTCACTATATATAGAATATAAATTAGCTAATAGCCAATTCATACATTGGTTGAGCTGATATTCCAGTTGCTTCAACTGTCACACCCGACCTGTCTCCAAATGCTGTTCCTGTTTCAGCCGTTGAAGCTGTAACAATTGCACCTGAAGTATTGCCAACAATCCAATATCTATCGTTTCCGTCTTTTATTATAACTACTAATCTAGTGTTTTGTCCTAATATATTTAGAGTATTGAGTTTCTCACCCTCTAATGTATTAATAACAAAACTAGCAACTTGAGTATAGAATGCTGTTCCATTTTCTTCACTAAACGCACCAGTCTCAGAAAGAGAAGCTGTTTGTCTAGGTTGTTGGAATTCAAACATACCGTTTGTTGTTAAATCAGCAACAGATGTAATACTGATTGTACCACCTTGAGCGGTAACTGCAGTAGCAACACCTGTAGACGCTGTGATAGATATGTCTTGTCCTGTTGTAGAGCCAATATATACTGACTTTACGCCACCCAATGATGAGCGACAATCAAGGGTTGTACCCGTATTTAAAACACATGCCATATCTATTATTTTTTTAAATTAGTTTATTATAATTCTGCAGAGAACAATGATGGTTCGCTAACAGCAACACCTAATCTCCATCTCATCAAACCTCTCATCTCGTCGTTATCCTGTGAGTACCACAATCTGAACTGCTCAAAGTCAGAAGTCAAATCAGTACCCATGAACAATGCTGATGATGGTCCCATGTACTTCTTATTAGAACCTACCAATCCTGAAGAAGCAACTGCTCTAACCTGTGTACCAGGAACATAGATTTCAGTTGAACCAGGTGCGATATGGTAGTAGTTCTCTTGAGTGATACCCAATACCAACGCTCTGTAGTTCTGTGGTGATAAGATTAAGACTAAGTCGTCTTGAGTGTATGATTTATCAGGTAAAGCTGAGTACATAGCCTGTGCAGCTGCAACAGCAGTAGAAGATGTCCACTGAGTAGCAGTAGCGGCAGATACTGTACCATTAGCAACTGTCAAGATGTCAGTCAAACCACTGTAAGCACCATCACCATTCATGATGTAGTTCTCGTTGTAGTTATTCAACTTCTTAACAAAGTGGTCAGCCAACAATTCCTCAAAAGGAATAGAAGTACCACCGTTGTATGCACCAGCAGCCAACTGCTGAGAGAAGAAAGTATCTCTCAATGTTTGAACACACTGAACAACATTTACCTTATTGTTTTTTAATGTCATTGGAACAACTGAAATAGTTGTATCACCTGACGCGTTCCATCCACAATTTGCTCCGTCCTGAACATCAAAGTCAGTATCTAACAATGGGATATCTACGCTGTTTCCCTGAAGTCCAACACGGACATTCATAAATTGAGCTAAGTTGGTTTCTAAGATAGACTTAGAGATTAGACCAAATGACTCCTGGTCTATATAACCTGCAATAGCTGTAACATCAAATCCTGTAGCCATAATTATTAATTTTTATTTTTTGTTTATTTTCTAAAAGATTGCTTTCTCATTTCTAAGATGGTTGCCATTCTAGCATCGTGGATACTCTGTTCTACTTTGTTCATAGCCCCGATGTTGTTTCTGATTTTGTCAGTTGCTGGTCCATCTCTGAATTCATGAAATTCTCCTTTAATAGAGTTTATTTGTTTTTGTAAATCATCAAGTTTTGGAGAGAGTGCTCCTACAATCTGATTTACAAGGTCATCGCCGAATTGTTCTTTTTCTTCAACAATGACTTCTTCTGCTGGTTCTTCAATACTAACGATGATACCTGCTTCGTCAACTCCGATAATAACACCCTCTGAAGTCTCGTGTAACCCCTCAGGAACGGGAATATCCCCCTCCTCTGTTACAACAAATAATTGTTTACCGACTTCAAATTCGCCTTCGGTTTTTACGACAGTACCATCAACTAGTGTTGTTTCAGCAAGTTTAACTTCTTCAGTGTTTGTTTTAGTTTCAAGTGATACTTCCTCGTTCGTATCCTCTACTCCCAACATAACTCTGATTTTGTAAAGTGCTTCTTGTGCAGTCATATTTGTAATATTTATTATGTTTATTTGATTTAAAATATAAAATCCTTAATTATCGTCAGATTTTTTTGTTTCTTTATATAATCTGATTAGTGTATATGCTATTGATACTGATAAAAGTATAATTTTTAGTATAAATTCAACATCCATAAATGATATTGTAATAGCCCCCGTATTCAATAATATCACCTTATCTGTTAATAGTTCTTTCATTTCTTAACTTTTTTTAATATGTCTTTTATATCATTTAATGTCTTTTCAGGGTCTATTGGTTTGAGTCTCTGTATAAATCCACCAGCGAGGCTAAAACCCTTAAGTTCCCCTGATTTGATACGTTCCCAAGTCTCATCATCGTTAATTTTATATGTAACATACCAAGTACCCTCTGGTAACGCAAATCCGTATTTGTAACTTTTGTCATGTTTTATACTTTCACTTATCCAACTCTCAATGAGTGTATTGTCATTGGTGATATTCTCATCATGATTGATATCAGTATTGTTGTGTTTATTCATCTTAAAGAACTTCTCAGCCATCTTTCTAATGGTCTTTTTTGTAAAATAAATGTAAAAAGGTTCCCCACTCTCATCTCTTCTCAATATCATCTTATTTGGTATCATAACAGGACCAGTAACCAATCTCTTATCTTCATCCAAATTAAATGAGAAATTTCTTTTCTTGATGTAAGCATTGTTTGGTACTGCACCTTGAGGTGATGGTTGTAATTGATTGTTAGACTTCATTGCCTTCTGTTCTTTGGTGTTATCTGCTCTGTTGGATGCAATGATTACCTTATTACCTGTATCTCCTTTAAACACCTCTAATTTGGTCCAATAGTGAACACAGTTAGGTCCCCCTTTCCATTCTAATTTAGAATATGATGAATTACCTCTTGGACCAAAGTCTCTATTCAATGAAGCCATTTTATTTACTTCCTCAGTTGTGAATATCTTACCAGCATTTGCTAGTCTCAACATTGCTCTACAAAAGTCTCTTTGTGCAGCAGGTCCTGTATATCTCCAATAGGTTTCAGGTGCTGCTTCTTTCTTTATAGATAATCTTTTCAATACATCTAATGAACGAATAGCTGTAATGACATCTCCGATACCTGCAAACTTGTTTAAGGTCATATCTATGTACAAGTCATCCTTACCTATGTAGTAACCATTGTTATCGTCTTCAGCAAACTGTAAAGCTTGGTCTTGTTCTTCTTTGGATAGGATATGTGTATCACAATCACCTTCACAAGACATTCTAATCTCTTCCAATTCTTCTTCACCCCTCCAATATGAATAACATACAGCTAGTCTCTGTTCTTCATCAGGAAACTCTGTATCCAATTTGCTCATACATCTACCAATAAAGTCTTGTTCTGTTTCACCAGCTGTTGGTTCCACAAATTTTTCTTCATTGAAATACATAAAATCTGTTTGAATAGCTGGTGCATCCACTAATGATACAATATCCACACCTGTATCTTCAAACAACTCATCATCAAGTTGTTCATCATCAATATCAAGTTCTACTATTCTATCTATTTTTTCTTCTATCATAATCTTGAAAGGTTTTCTATTTGTTGATTTGCTTGTTGTGCAGATGTTACATCACTTGCTATTACATACGCTTGTATTGGTCCACCACCACCTTGTTGTTGACTTCTTGGTTCACCTATTATTATATCTTCACCTTGAGATGTCGTATAAGATGGTAATGCTGCTCTTGGTACTGCAGCAGTTGCCGTTATTTGATTTCCACCGCCCCCTCCTGTATCTTTTGCACTTCTTAATTGACCTATACTTGCTGCTAAAACCCCTGCGATACCTGCTGCGGTATTTAATTTAATTCCTGCAATTGTAGCGGCTCCTGATGCACTAACTGCTGCTATGGAACCCTGAACTGCCGTTAAACCTGCAGCGGCAAACGGGTCACCCGCTAACGCTCTTGGTGTTAATACTGCTGCCTCTTGTGCTAAAGAACCTAATGCTTGTCTTGTTTCACTTCTAGTTTTTGCAATGTCTCTCGTTCCTTGAATTGCAATCTGTGCTGCTTCAAATGCCTGAGATGCAATAAATATAGTTTTTTGTAAATTTTCGTTTTCACCTGCAAGTGCTGACAATACCGCAAATCCTTGTTGAGCCGCATTTATT